CGCGACGCTGGTCGTCACGCGGTCGGCGCGCAAGAATGCCCCGGTTGACCGTGGGCCGCTGCGGGCGTCCATCGTGCCGGAAGTGGTCACACGAGACAAGCTCGTGCGGGGCATCGTGGGCAGCAACCGGGAATACGCGCCTTTCCAGGAGTTGGGTACGCGCCCCTTCTGGCCGCCCTGGAAGCCGCTCTACGAGTGGGCGCTGCGCAAAGTGCGCGGGGATCGCAGGGCAGCGGGTGCCCTGGCTGCCGCTGCGCGCATATCCATTGCGGCGCGGGGCATCAAGGCCAAGCGATTCTTGCAACGCGCAGTCGAGGACAACAGCGAGCGGGTCAGGCGTATAATCGCCCAGGCCGTAAGACGGATTGTGAGACGGTGAGATGCCATCTATAGGCGAGATTACCACGGCGGTACACGACTCCATAGCGTTGGTCGGTGCGCTAAACTCAGTTCAGAACTACAACGAGCTAACCGAGGGAATGAACACGCTTCCCGGTGCGCAAATCTACCCGGAGAGCGGCGACTGCGACGCGGCGACCGAGACAGACCGGACGACGTTCGTCGATGCGGCGACCGGCGTGCCGGGCGTGCGACAGGCCGAGGTGATGGTGCGCGTGGACGTATACGCGCGCCAGCGGTCGCAGTTAGCGGAGGACTGGGACACCGCCGTGGACCTGCTCGACGCGGTGTACGATCAGCTTGAGACGCAAGGCGACTGCCCCCTGTTTGGCCTGACAGGCATTCGCTCCTACCGCTTTACCTGGCAGCGGGTGGTGTTCGAGTACGCGACCATCGCCTACACCGGGTTCCGGTTCGAGCTATTCTTTAGGGTGTTCTGATGCTATATCGAATCCATCAAAAGCTACTGGTCAACCACAGGCAAAGCCTCTTTATCGAGCGCGGGTGCGTTCATCCGCTCCCGATGCTCGGCACGGCAACGCGACAGGCGCTCCTCAAGACAGGAACGATCAGCGAGGTGCAAGCGCCGCCCCTGTCTGTGTTCTGGGGCGAGCAGGGCCGCACGCGCAAGCTGGCCGACCTGGGGATCGACACCATCGGGTTCGTGACGATGGAGGCGCGCGATATAGCCTACGCCATTCGGGCCAGCGTGCGCAAAGAGGGCGACGACTTTGATCGCAAGGTGGATAAACTCGCGCTTGCCGTGGAGCGCTGGCAGGACGAGATCAAGGACTATCTAGGTATTGGCAGCGCCGAAATCCGGCGCTGAGGAGAAAAGCGGGGCCAGTTGGCCCAGGAGTAAGGCAAGATGCCACAAACCACAGGAGCGAAACCGCTGGCGTGCGCATACGTCGGGATCAGCACGAACTCTGATTGTTCGGCGTTCACAGACGTGAGCGGGTCCGTCAACAGCGTGACCGGCGTTGGCGGTCAATCGAAAAACGTCGCGGAGGAATACACGCTCGAAGGCAACTACGCGCTCGTCGAGGTCGGCAAGGTCCAGCCGGTAGACATCACGGTGCGGTGCGTGTTCACCGTGACCGCGACAGAGGCGTACCGCTTGGCGCGTGAGGCGTTCAGGGAAGCTGTGTGCGACGGAAAAATCTGCTTGCGCGTGATCCCCGGTGGCGCGACGGCGGGCAACGAGGGCTACCAGACCAACTACGCCCCCGTGACCACGGGACCCTGGCCGGACGTGAACGCGGGCGAAGCAGGTCCGGTGATGGTCGAGTTTACCGTCCGAGCCGCCGACGTGGACCCGTTCGTCTACGCAAGCTAGGCCAACCTAGGGGGTATCTATGCCAGAGCGACTATCTACGCGCACGTTCGACGCGAGCAGCGTGCAGGGCGATGGGGCTACTCTGATCTTGCGCGGCGCGACCGTGGGCGAGGTGCTGAACAACCGGCGCTCGGCCGAGGCGCGCAACACGTGGCGCTATCGCCTGGGCCGCTGGTTGGGGCGACTGTTCCGCAAGCGCCCGTCCGAGTCTGCGCAGATGCGCGACAATATGGCCTACTATGCCCGGTTCGTGCGTGCCTGGAACTGGGTAGGCGACGACGGCGAACCGCTGCCCGTGCCTGGCGATGACCCGTCCGTGATCGAGCGCCTGACGACGGAGGAAATGGCGTTTGTCGTCGCGTGCGTGAACGGCGAGCGCCAGTCGGAGGAACAAAAAAACTGATCGACCGGGCTGCCGAGGTGCTCTGGACGGGAACGGGCAGCCCGCCGTGGGGATGGGTGATGTACCGTCTACGCAGGCTCTACCGATGCACGCCGTCCCAGTTGGAAGACGAGGACTTTGAAACAGTGATGAACGATCTACAGCTCGAGAACCTGGAGCGCAGGATCGCACAAGGCGGCTGATATGCCAGATCGCTATACTATCTCTGTCGAGATCGACGCGAGAGATCGCACAGGCCCGGCGCTGGGCACTGTCAAGCGCGGGTTTGGAGAAGCGTTTAACGAGGTCGTGACGGGCGCGCTGCGCGCCGGCGGCATGGCCGCGGTAGAGTTTGCCGCCAAGCTGCCCGCGATGGCCATAGAGCTGGGCAAGCTGGGCATCCAGGCCGAGTCGACGGAGAACAGGTTCGTCAAATTCGCGGGCGGCGCGGACCGGGCGACGATGTTTCTCGATGCGTTTAACGCGGGCACAGATCGCACCGTGGACCGGATGACGGCGATGTCCAGCGCGGGGCGACTGCTCCAGATGGGCCTCGTGGACACGGGCGAGGAAATGGGCCAGATCGCCGCGATGGCTACCAAGCTGGGCGATCAGACAGAGGACACCAGCTCGCGGATCAGCGGATTTGCTGCAATGTTGGCGAACCAGTCGATCCCCAGGCTCGACAATTACGGCATCAGCAGTGGGCGCGTGCGCACGCGGATCGAGGAACTGCAAAGGTCGATCAAAGGCTTGAGCAGAGAAGAAGCCTTTAAGATGGCCGTGATGGAGGAAGGCGCTAAGGCGCTAGAGACGCTGGGCGACACGTCCGAGACGACGGCGCACAAGCTGGACGCGCTCAAGGCCGCCTTTCAGGATGCTAAAATCTCATCTGGCGAGTATTTCGCTGCTGCCGTGAGCGGCGCAGAGGGCGTCGACAACCTGGCCGGGGCGATCCGTGCCGCGCCTCGGTTCGTCTATCGTTTCAGCGAGTCTCTCAGAATCCTTCAGGCCGTCCAGACCAGGGGCGTGTTGGGCATCGGAGAGATGCGCAGGGAGCTGCGCGCCTTGTGGCAGGACACAGAGGACGCGGGCGACGCGACCGAGATTATGCGCTACCGGCACTTGAGAGCCAGCGAGGCGGCTGAAGAATTGGCCAGCAGCCAGAGAGACGCATCCGACGCGGTAGAAGAAAGCATCAGATATTACAAGGAAACGCCAAGTATCTATGAGCTGACTGCAAAGGGGCAAGACCTTGCCGCAGCATCCGCCGACCGGCTGGCTATCGCCCAGCAAGCTGCGGCAGACGCGGCGGGGGAATCCACCAAGAGCCAGTTGGCGCTAGCCGCCTCCCTATCGGATGCGACAGACGCTCAGATTGCACAGGCTGGAATTGCCCAGCTCAGTATAGCACTAGAAGAGGGGGAAATCACTTTTGACCAGTACAATACCGCCGTGGAAGAGACCCAGCTTGCGTTTGGGTTGGCCACACCAGAGAGTATGGCGCTTTCTCAAGGAATTGCGGATTTAACCTCAAGGCTGAGTGATGGCACGCTTGGAGCGACCAGCTACGACGAAGCACTTGCAGACTTGATTATGCAGTCCAAGGCGGCGGGGGTAGAGACGGACGCTTTTGCAAATGCACTTGATGGACTGCCCAAGGAAATCAATATCGACATTGTGACGCGCTATAGGACAGAGGGAACCCCTCCACCACAGATAGATGCGCCCCGGATGGGTGGCGAGGCAATGCAGCACGGGTCTGCCTTTGCCCCTGGCGGCTGGGCGACGGTGGGCGAGCGCGGGCCAGAGCTGGCGTACATCCCCCGCGGCGCGCAGGTGTTCCCGGCGGACCAAAGCCGCCATATGACGACCAACCACTACAACCTGACCGTCAACAGCAACACGCCTAGCACGGGCGTGGCCAACGAGTTCTATCTAATGGAAAGCATGGCTAGATAATAATGGGCTACTGGCATTTTATCAGACCAGAAGGCACGATCAACTACGTGCGCAACCCCTCGTTTGAGGAGAACATCACCGACGGGTGGGCAAACTACTCGTCAGGGGCAGCGGGCGGGGCGCGCAACATCTCCGACTTTCAGCGGTTCGGCGCGCACTCGATGACCGTGCAGAAGAACGCCGGGGCCGCCGCAGACCGCTGGGGCAAGAGCACCACGCTCACCATCACGTCCGTGAACGGGCAGGACTACATCGCATCCGGTTGGGTGCGCGGCTCGGTGGGCGCGACCGCTACGATTCTTTTCGCCAAGGTCGCGGGCGTGGGCGCTTACCAGGAGGTCTCCGCCTCGCACACGTTCACGGCGACGGAATGGACGTTCGTCGAGTCGTCTGCGCTGACCGCCAACGCGACCGGGGACGCCCTGATCCTGTACGTATTCATCACGGGCGCGCCGGTCATCTCTGGACAGTTCGACGCGATCCAGTTGGAGCTAGGCAGCACGATCACGACCTACTGCGACGGCGACCAGTTGGGGTGCGAGTGGCTGGGCGCGGAGCACAACAGCAACAGCCAGCGCAGCGCGCAGAGCCGGGCTGGCGGTTGGGTGGTAGACTTTGACGATCTGAACTTTGACGTATCGGGGATGATCGGCGCAGGAATGAGCCCGATCACGCTGAACGTGGACAGCTATGCCATTCTGCCCGGCGGGGAGCTGAACAGCCAAAAGACCGAGGTGCGCCCGTTCAGCCTCACAGGCTGGGTGCGGGGCACGAGTCTGGAGGACCTGCATGCCAAACGGCAAACGCTGATCGACGAGTTCAAGCCAAACGCCAAGGTAGGCTTGCAGCCGGTCGTGCTGCGCTACACCGGGGCGGCTGTGGACAAGGAGATCAATGCCTACTACCAGGGCGGCCTGGAGGGACGCATCCGGGGTGACTTTCCGTGCCTGGAGCAGAACGTCGCACTGAGGTTCCTGGCAACCGATCCCGACTTTTACGAGATCGGAGAGTCGGCGGACATCCTGGACAGCAACGACACGGACGCCAACCGGCGCAACGTCTCGGCGCGCCTGCGCTCCACGGGCCAGTGGGACACCCTGGGGCCGCCTAACGCGGCGGGCGTATACAACCAGTGCTATGCTATCGCCGTTGGCCAGGACCGAACCGTCTACTTTGGCGGGAACTTTACCAACTTTGACAACATCGCGGCGGCAGACTACATTGTCCAATATACGCCCTCCACGGCGACGTGGGCAGCCGTGGGCGCGTTCGCGTTTAATGGCACTGTTCGCGGTCTCATTGTCGGACCGAACGGGGATGTATACGCCGGCGGACAGTTTACCGAGGCTTTGGGCAACCGGGATCACATCGCTTACTATGACGTTTCCGCAGGCGCGTGGGTGGCAATGGGCAACCCGTTGGGCGGTGGAGCCGTAATCAATTATATCTTGAGAATGGCGTTTGATTCTAACGGCGACCTGTACGTAGTCGGCAACTTTACCACCATCGCGGGCGTAGCCAATGCGTCTTACATCGCTCGCTGGGATGGCGCAGCCTGGAATGCGGTGGGGAATCCGCTTGCCGGCGCTGCCGTCGTAACCGAAATCTTTGATGTCGCCATTGACAGTCAAGATAATGTCTACGTGGGTGGCAACTTTACCACGTTCGGAGGTGTCGCGGGGGCGGACTATATCGCTATGTGGGACGGGGCGAACTGGACACAAGTTGTCCAGCTCAACGGCACTGTAGACTCTCTAGAGATGGCACCAGACGACACACTCTACCTGGGCGGCGCGTTCACGAACGCGGGCGGAGAAGCCAACGCGGATCGCATCGCTTCTTGGAACGGGCAGGCAGTGAGCGCACTCAGCACCGGGGCAAATGGCATTGTCGCAATGCTCTCCCTTGCCCCGGATGGCCTGCTCTACGCCGCGGGCATCTTTACGACCATCGGGGGCCTGGTCGCGCCCAGTGTGGCCGCGTGGAACGGCGCGAGCTGGGCACATCTCGACCTTACCTGGGCGGGTGGAGCGCAGTTGCGGTCCGTTCTACCAGACCCATACCCGGACCCGGTTGTAATCCAGAACTACGACCTGTGGGTTGGGTTCGCCGCATCTGGCACAAACAACTATGCCGGCCTCATCACCGCGGCTAACGATGGCACAGAGGAAGCCTATCCTCGCATCAAGGTACGGCGCACGGGTGGCACCTCGGCCACGCTCTACAGCGTGCGCAACGAAACGGCGGGCAAAGTGCTGTGGTTCGCCTATGACCTGCTCGACGGCGAAGAGCTGACCATCGACCTGTCGCCTACGCAAAAGAGCATTACGTCGTCATTCTGGGGCGCGCGCCCCGATGCCATCCTGCCTAACTCCGACTTTGGAACGTGGTCTCTCCTGCCCGGTGACAACGACGTGAGTTGTTTCGTAGACGTGGCGGGCGGGCCGACCATCGAAGTCGAGATCATCTGGCCTGATGCCTACTGGAGCGCGGACTAATGGCGGGCTCCTATGAGTTCTGGCTGACCGACGACAAGGGAATGCGCCTGGCGGACAGCCAGGGGCGGACGCTGCTCGATAAAATCCTGACCGGGCGCTTTCAGCGCATCGCAAATGGAGAGGGTCGGTTCTCCGCTCGCTTCCCGGTCTCGTTCGATACGACACTGCTCAAGCCGGATCGTATGCTCCAGGTCTGGCGGCAACCAGAGCGCGGGAGCCTGGGTCTGTGGCGCGTCTACTTTATCCGGCGCTGGGAGTTCTCGCGCCTGGGCAGCGAGCTGCTGATCAGCATGGCCGGGGCGGACGCCAACAGCCTGCTCTCCCGGCGCATCGTGGCCAACTATGCGCAGACGATCGAGAGCGAAAAGCGCGACACCGCCGACGATATGATGAAGGAGATCGTAGACGAGCAGATGGTCACGGACGCCTCCAATCCCGCGCCCAGCTACGGGACGCGCGCCGTGCCATCGTTCACTGTCGAGGCCAGCGTCGGCCAGGGGCCGACTTTGAGCAAGGGCTTTGCCTGGTGGAAGGTCGCGCGCGTGATAGGCGACCTGCAACGCGCAAGCTGGGGCGCTGGGACAGAGGTATTCTGGGACGTGATCGAGAGCGATATCAGCAGTTCGTCGATCGCGTTTCAGTTTCGCACCAAGACGGGGCAGCCGGGCGCAGACCGCACAGGCAGCGCGGTCTTTGACGAGGCGCGCGGCAACCTGGAGGCCGCTACGTTGGTGTACGACTACACCGAGGAAGAGAATTACATCTACGGCCTGGGCCAGGGCGAGGACGAGTTCCGGTATGTGGCTCAGGCTTACGACGCCACACGCATCAACCTCTCGCAGTACGGTCGCGTCGAGGGTATAGCTCCGCCCTCTCAGGCAGCTTCCCCGGAGGACGTAGACGCGGCGGCCAATGCGCGGCTGATGGAGCGGCGACCAGTGCGCACCCTGACCGCACAAGCGATGGACACGGACGGCAGCACGTTCGGGCGCGACTGGAATTGGGGCGACCGCGTGACCGCGCGGTTTCTGGGTCAGGAGTTCGAGGCGATCATCCGGCAGGTGGAGATCAGCCTGTCGGGCAACGGGCGCGAGACCATCGACGCGCCGATTGAGGCGGTGGAGTTCATATGAGCTTGCTACTGGCGCGCAATATGACGGACGCGAGGAACAGGATAGAGCGGATCGAGGCCGCGGATCGGCAAAAGAGGCTGACGGCGGCGATCCTCTCGCTGCCCTATCTGCGCGCAGTGTGGACGATGGGCGCGGTGGACTACCAGAACCCACAGGTGCAGGACGCGACCGGCAACGGGTACGCACTGACCAATAACAACACCTCTCTATTCGGGGACAACCTGAGCGCGCCCTATGCTGAATTCGACGGCGTGAACCAGTACCTCTCCCGTGCAGACGGCGGCGCGGGCAACTGGGCGGACATCGTAGGCACAGAGCTATACATCCCGGCAGGACAGCGCGGCCTCACGTTCGGCGGGTGGTTTCAGCTCGACCGCTTGACCCTGGCGGAGTTCCTGATCGCCAAAGGGACCAACGTCGCGGCGACAGAGAGCTACAGCCTGCGCTTTCGGGGAGACGTGGCCAACGACCCGTTTCAGTTCTCCATCAGCAACGGCTTGGCGATCACGAGCATCACCCACACCTCCAGCACGACCGTCACGACCGGGCGCTGGTACTACGTCGTGGGCCGGTTCGATCCGGGCAACGAGATCAGGCTATTCTTGGGCAACGGGTCGGCGCTGGAATCGACCGCGCTCGCGGTGGGCATCCCGGCGGCGCTGAACGATAGCGCGACGGCATTCACCATCGGCGCGTCGGGTGTGCCGGGGAACTACCTAGACGGCAAAGCCTCGTGCTGCTTCTTGTGCGCCGGGCTGCTCACCGACTCGTGGGTCAAGTGCCTGTACAGCCAGTTGCGGAGCATCTTTAGGATATGACAGTAGAGCTATTCTGCGGGGATTGCTTGGACATTCTGCCAACCATCCCAAGCGCATCGGTGGATTGTGTCATCACCGACTCGCCCTATCCGCACATCAAGCGGGATTATGGGACGTGGACAACTGAGGAATGGTGGGCGCTGATAGTCGAGGGCGTTGTGCCAGAGGTGCGGCGCATTCTCAAGTCGACGGGCAGCGCGGTATTCATCTTGCAGCCCAACTCTGAACACGTAGGCCAGATGCGCGGCTGGTTGTGGGAGTTTATGGCGTGGGTGTGCCGCGAGTGGAATATGGTTCAGGATGCGTACTGGTGGAATATGACGGCGCAGCCGTGTGTATATACACATCGAGATAAGGGGCTGATGCGCCCATCGGTGAAGCCGTGCGTCTGGATGGGGGCACCTAGTTGTTATAGAAATCAAAATGCCATACTTTGGGGGGCTGGGGACTGGCTCAAGACACAGAAAACCTCAGAGCGGGCTCTGGAGCGAATGCCAAGCGGTTACACTGTTCGGCGTGGCAGGGTGGCAGCTACATCATTAGAGCGCGGAGGCGTTACTCCGTTCAATATGATTCCTGTTCCCGTAAACAGCAATGGTGCGGGTGCCCACGGCCACGGCGCAGGTACCCCGCTCAAACTAGCCGACTGGTGGACGCGCTATATCTGCCCGCCTGGGGGTACAGTCCTTGATCCGTTCGTAGGCAGTGGCACAATGGTGCTCGCGGCACTACAGAACGGGTGTAACGGGATTGGGATAGACAAGGAGCAGCGATACATCGAGATTGCGCAAAATCGGGTAGATGAGGAGACGGGCAAGATGGTACAAGCGAGGCTTGCAGTATGACCGAGCTCTATGCTTTCCACGACGATTCCGGGCTGGACTATCAGGGCTACATCGTCCTGACCCGCGGCATTGGGCGCGACCCTGACGACCGCAACGGGGAGAACTTTCGCCTACATCCTCAAGTCCCCGTGGTGCGCTTGAACCACGGTTACCATCCCCACGGCACCATCCCGCAGCCGCAGCACTATGAGGCATTCGCCCAGCGCGTGAGAAACTTTGTGGAGATGTCGCCGGGCTGCTCACGCTGGATCATCGGCAACGAGCCGAACCACGCGCAGGAGCGGCCCGACGGGATGCCCATTTTGCCGGCCGAGTACGCCGAGTGCTACAGCCTGTGCCGGGATGCCATCAAGGGCCTGCCCTATCACAGCGGGGACCAGGTGCTTGTGGCGGCGGTTGCGCCGTGGAACGTGCAAACGACCTATGCCCTCAACCCAGCGGGAAACTGGATAAGGTATTTCGACGATGTCCAATTCGAGCTCGGGCCGGGTGAGTGTGACGGGTTCGCCATCCACACCTATGCCAGAGAGCAGACGCCCGAATCCATCGTCAGCCTGGCGCGAATGGACCCGCCGTTTGAGATGTACCATAGCGGGTTTCGCACCTACACTGATTGGATGAACGCCATCCTGCCCCGCTTCCAGGGCCTGCCGGTGTACCTGACCGAGTTCTGTATAGCAGGCGTGCCGTGGGAGAACGAGAATACAGGTTGCGTGCAAGCTGCCTATCAGGACATCGACAGGTGGAACGCGCTCTATCCAGACCGTCCCATCTCCTGCCTGGCGCTCTACCGCTGGGCGCACGACCAATGGGCGATATACAACAGGCCCGCTGTGCAAGCCGACTTTTTCGCCGCGACCACACACGGCTATGCGTGGCCACGGGAACCTGAGCCAGAGCCACCAGAGGAGGACAACTTGCTACTCAATCCATCGTTTGAGCAGCCATACCACGCGCACCTGGGCACCGTCAAGGTAGCGGATGGTTGGGACTACTTCCACAAGCGCGGCGACCCGCCGCACGAGCCAAACCAGGGACCGTGTGCGATGCCAGAGTACAAGCCGCTGCCTGCATCCCTGGATGCGCGGCGTGTGGTAGACGGCGACACGGCACAATGCTGGTTTCTCAACTACAAAGTGATGGACGCGGGCATTTACCAGCGTGTGCCAGTGGAACACAATCACTGGTATCAGTTCAGCGTCTCGGCCCAGGCGTGGTGTTCCAACTCTGACGACCCGGCGGTTTCCGACGGCGAGATGTATCTCTCGCTCGGCATCGACCCGCGGGGCAAGGAAGAACCGTTCGAGCTAGGCGTGGTGTGGCAGCCGTGGGCCTGGGTGGGGCCTACGCACGAGCGGTTCTATAGCCTGCCGGTACGTGCGCGCGACGATCACATCACCGTCTACGTGCGGAGCTGGAACAAGTGGCGGCTCAAGCACAATGACGTCTACGTGGACGCGGCGTCCCTGACCGAGATAGACGTATGCCCCGACCAACCCGACCCTGGGCCAGGGCCAACGGAATGCCAGTTCTCCGAGGCCGCGGTAGAGAGCGTGGTACGCCGCGTGGTCGTCGAGGAACTGGAGCGGCGCGTCTGGGCACCGCGCATCGGGTAAACTTTAATGGAGCCTATACGCAACGAGCCGTTCAGTTATGGTATAATAGAGGGCAACGAAATGAACGTACCGGGAGCAAAAGACCCCAAGAGCACCAACGCCATTCGGCTGATAGCTCAAGAGGCGATTGAACAGCAGGCAAGGTTCTCTAGCGCCAAGATGGCCAACACTGCGAAGCAGGTCGCCCAGCTCGTGCAGGTGATCAAAGAGCTTGCCGAAAAAGTGAACAAGTTGGC